AGTCATAACATCATCAATCATGCAGATGGTCTTGCCACCACCGGTAGGGATGATGACTTGACCTTTGCTGTTGTCCCACATCGCATTGACTGCTTTCTTTTGATGGGGTCGAAGGGTGATGGTCAAGTCGTCTCCGTATCAATGTAGATATTATAGCACGAAACCGTCCCCAGTGCTATCCGGCAGACGGTTCTTTAAGTGTCCTAGAGCCTCCTCTTCAACCCAGACAAAGGTAGTCTACAGGGATTCTACGATTGTGTCAAGCTTTACATCAACATACAGAAATTCCATAGTTGTATTAGAATTATTGGCACCTTGATGTTCTTCTTCTACATTAAACACTTCTGGTTTACCCTCTTGCCAGTAAACTTTCTCTCCCGTGGCAGTCCATTCTATAAAACCATCTTCAACTTTTGTTGGTATTTGAATTCTTCTGTATGGTTGTCTATGTGGATTGTAATCTCTATGTGGTGGTGCTACCATGTTTGGTGGATAACTTAAAAAGTAAACACCAAGAATCTCTTTATTCTCTATGATGTGAATCACAGGTTCAGATAATTCTTTATTTGGATATTGAATTAGATTGACTCCACCTTTGATGTAACAGATCTTGAGACCATATCCCATATATTTTGATGTAATACGTTCATTCCTTAATGGGAATTCAGTATCTCTTGCCCACTCGTACAGTAAACTTAAATCTTTTTTAGTAATCATAATCTGGTAAACATTACAAGTAGAGCATCGTCAACTTTAACTTCATAGTCTTTATTTTCTAGTTTTGCATAATCAAACTTTTCAACTAATTTGCCATTAATAGTTGCCGTTCCATCAAAGCATATAATCCAACTCTTATCGTTACCAGTAAAAGATGATGTTAATTTTGTAGCACTCCAATTATGAGATGAAACTAATGGGTTAAAACCATAAACTTCATAATAATCTTCACTATCTTTATCGGACAAAAGTATTCTATCTTTGCCCATAAAGGATCTACAATCAACAATTTCTCCTGCCACCCCATCTATGGACATTGAATCAAAAGTTGTAATTAATCTTCCTTTTCCCTTGACTATAATCTGAAATAAAGTTATTGATTTATCTCCAGATTCGGCAAAGATTTCTTTCTTTTTATTTTTAGAACCACAAATATAAAACTCTTCGCATCTTTTAAAATATTTCATAATTCTATCTTCCTCATAGGTATCATCTTTTTATTTCTAGGGAACTTTTCTCTCTCAATCGTTTTTCCCACCAAACTTGAGATATCTAGGGGACCATTATCAATGACCTCTCCATCTTGTAGTTGCTCATAATTATCTATTATTTCTTGCCCACGTATTGCTAGACTATCTAAAAACAATTCAGTATCTTGTAAATTGAAGTTGCTTAGGTTAAAAGATAATGCCTTTACTTTGTCAATAGATTTTTCTGATTGTGCACTACAAAACTTGACAACAATTTGTTCAGTCTCGGGAAGATATTCCTCTATTTTAATCAGTATTTTCATCTTTCTTAAAATTAAATGAAATTGAAACTCTTTTTTGATCTGAAAAGTTCCTAGTTACAGAGTGATCTAAAAATCCAGGGAACATCAAATACATTCCTACTTTCGGTTTATATGAACATGATAAATCATCTCTTTTTATGTTTTGAAGCACTGGTCTGAATACAATATGTCCACATTCTTCTGGAGTTGAAACATAAAGAACAGCAGAAACATCTGCGTTACCATGTGCATGTGTATTTGTGCTCATGTTTTTATCATGAATGTGTCCCCAATAATTAGTTAGGGTAATATTTTCACCATAAGCAGCATGATAAGCAACTGCCATTTCGTCGGCAATTTTATCTATAACCTCAACATATGGACAAAAAGAATCTTCATATCTCGTGCTAGTTTTTATCTCACTTTTTCTCACATCTTGATTATCTAGTAAAACTTTTTTGAGTTCCTCCAAATCTAAATCTGTTTCACCCCTTAATACACTTATTTGAGCAAGAATATCGATGTGTATATCTTTTTTCATTCATCATCCTCATATTGTAACATTCCCCATGTGGTTAAAAGATACTTTGTTCCCCCAATAGGTGGATTACCTCTATGAGTATGCGTAAATCCTGCCGGAAATATTAAAACACTTCCTTCTTTTGGTGTTACTCTTAAATGCTGATGTAGAAACTCTGTCTCTCCAGCTTCAAAGTTGTCATTTAGATAAGTTTGAACTACAAACAATCTAGGAGCATAATTTACCCTGCCATTTTCAAAATGCCATGCATGAAATCCACCACCTTCAGGTATTTTCTTTACCTTGACATCATATAATAAAAATCTACAAGTGCTCAGAGGACTGAACTCCTCAAGATAATGATCTACACAAGGTTTTATCTTTGGTAGATAGTTATTACCAATCCAAGTTCCTGCCGTTATATCATATTTTATTGCTAAATTGCAAGAATTGTGATTAGTTATGTGTTTCTTTTTAGTTGATTCTGTTAAATATCCTCTATCTTCTAAAGAATCAATGTAGTCTCTTATACCTTTACACTCATCTGGAGAAAAAGCATTTTCATATTCTCTTACAAAATTCTCCATCAAGTATCATAATATCTGAGATATTTAGCTCACACTTCCAACGTTAATAGTAGCACTGTTGCCATTTAATGTAACTCCTGCACTATTCAATCTTCTTATACCATAACCACCTGCACCCGGTTGTCCACCCGATGAAACACCATTATCACCAGATCCTGTACCACCAGTAAATCCAATACCACTTGGGGCACCACCGTTACCACCTCTACCACCTATACCTTCATTATCAGCATTACCACCATTTCCTCCAGCACCACCCTCATTTTCAGTACCATCACTTCCAGGTGAACCATCAGCATCCCAAGAATTACCACCATTACCTCCTTCACCAAATGGAATACCTGCTCCACCGCCGCCTCCGCCGCCAGATCCCAATTCATCATCATTTTTATCAGTGTCATATCCACCACCACCTCCTCCTCCACCACCGCCACCACCGACGAGAGTGCCACTATTGTTAACTATGCAAGTATATTCAACACCTAATGCACTATTTCCATTCTGACCTTTTACACCATTCTCATTTTCATTATTAGCACCTCTTCCACCATTACCACCTGCTCCGGCAATTTTTCCAGAACTTCCAACATCAACACTCAATGTAGTTCCACTAGTCCAATTTCCAGTTCTTAAAGCACATACACCTTGATCACCATCGTTTTCTGATGATATAGTTTTATTAACATGTATTTTTACATGTGTTCCACTCGTATTTGAGGGTTTGGATTTAAATCCACCAACCACATTTACATTTCCATTATTATATCTACTTTTTGCAACTTGTCTGGATTCTGATCCTCCACTGTAGAAATCCACAATAACATTTAATTGTTTACTGTAAAAATCATTAAAACTAATTTCACCACTTGAAGGAATTCCGGCATCTAGTGGTTGATTCGTTAAAGCACCAAAGTTTTGACTCACACGATATGATCCAAGTGATCTTGTAGGATTTGTACCGAATTCTGACTCTATTTCACTAAATGATAGTGAAGTTCCTGAATTTTTAATAGTCATAGACTTAGAAGCAATCGTTCCAGATTGTACCGTCCCAAACTTGAAGTTTGTTGGTGCTTATATTGTATATTGTAGCACCTGCTTCATCAGAGCTAAGTGCATTACCACCAGTGTCGGTTAGCGCATTTCTCTCGGCAGTTGTTAGTCTTGGTGGAATCATATAGGCGATAGTTGCACGAGAAGCACCATCGGCAACAATATCAACAACACCTGACATATCAACAGCACATTTTGGTGATGTGGTTGGTCCAACAATTAAACCATGTCGTGCTTGAACATCACCATTAACATCTAGTTCAATATTTGTATTTGTAGTGGTGGTCTTAATACCAACATTTCCATCTCCAGTGACATGAAATCTATCAAGTTCATTAGAACAAACTGATAAAACATTACTTGCATCGGGAGGTGTCGATACTCCAAGTTTTGTAATTGTTGAATTATTAAATGTAGAAATACCACTTGCAGTGTTTACATTACCGTTTAATAAACTTTCAGATACATCGAGAACAATATCAGATGCTATATTTTTAACATCACCTGTTAATGTTGCACTAAATTCCGAAATACCCAATAAACTACCATCAATGGTTACGTCACCATTAAAATGTGCGTTACCAGTAAATGTGGAAATTCCCTGAACACTTAATAAATGTGCTGGATTTGTAATACCAATTCCCAGATTTCCACCTTTGGTAAGAGTCATTAATTGATCATTATTTGATCCTTTATGCCAAATATAATCTCCTACCGCAGCACCAGAATTATTAGCACTTAGATAATAATTGAAATTACCTGTTCCATAATTTATTAAATCGAGTGATTGTGAAGTGCTGTATGGGAATCCGGCACCACCACCATATCTAAATTCTGCATTGTTTGTGTTAGCAGTTCCTGGTTCTCTGCCGACAGTTACACTTGCCGATGCAGTATCACTTGTAACCTGAAGTTCTGTAGCACCAGTTGCTCTCTGTTGGAATGTATTAGCAGGTATGGCAGTTCCAATACCGATAGAAGTTACCGAGAGTCCTGTGCCAACAATAGATCCAGCAGTAAGATTTCCGGTTGTTGTTACTCCCAGATTGACATCTGGTGTTCCAGTAAGACCAGCAGCAGTTCCTGTCGTATTTTGATTTAGAGTGGGAACTCTAGCAGTTCCAATCGTTCCAGAAGAAATATTGCTTGCATTTAAACTCGTTAATGCTGCACCAGAAATTGCAGGAAGTGCTGCAGGAAAACGTCCGTCTGGAATTGTTCCTGTTGTTAAATGTGTAGCATCAATATCTCCATCAAATGTTGTTGCGGTTACTACTCCAGAATAGGATGCATTTCCGGTATTGGTTAATGTGACTCCAGAACCTATGGTTGTGTCACCTGTTATTGTTGTATCACCCGTTATTGTTGTAATACCAGTTATATTGACATCACCCAAAACAAGCAATTGTGGATCAGAAACACCCGGAGTTACTGCTGTTCCGATGCCAACTTTTGATATTGTATTGATTCCTATACCATTATTATCAGTAATAAAAGTTGTTCGAGCGTATCCAATTAAATTATCTACTAATTCTGAATTTCCTACTTTGAATTGAGAAACCGTTAGAATACCTCCAATGTTTGCATCATTAGATACAATTAAATTATTAGAAGTTATAAAACCAACAGTGGTTACACCGGTCACTTCAAGACCGTCTGATAAAAATATATTATTTGCAGTAGTTAAACCAGTAATTCTTGCATCACCATATACATTCAAAAGATATTGTGTAGGAACAGATGTGCCAATACCAACCAATCCATTTGCATTGACTACAAAATTATCATTGTCAACTTGAAGACCAGACCTAAAATTAAATGACTTTCTAATATTTGCCATTTTATATGCTTTTTAGTTATTTATAGAAAACTTCTTACAGTAGCAATATTTTTAATGCAATCGAAAGACTGTAAGGATGAATAACTAAATGCCATAGTTGTTCTTAGATTATCGGTGTAATCATTTGGTGCTGCACCATAATGTTCCCAATTTGAAGGAATCAATGCACCAGAGTTTGGCATAAAAGGGGTGTATTTGTATGTATTATTGATTGGATCGAAAGATACAAATTCACCACCCCATTGTGTATTCCAGTTTTCTTCTGTAAATAACACAAAAGTCCAAATATCATCTCTATCAAAATCAATATGAAACTTTTGTGTTTGTCCAACAGTAGCACCATTACTGTGCACCTTAATCAAAATTAAATCTTGTTTTAAGTATTTTTGAATCTTTAATTTAATAATTGAAGCACATTCATACATTATTAATTTATTATTTGATTCATTCAACATCCAGGATATTTTATCATTTTCTCCACCACCTTTATATGAATAATTTTCAAGTTTCCATCCAGCATAATTAAATTCATCCCGCAAAGAATAGAATTTTGAATCTGGTAACACTTTTTTTATAATAATAGGATATTCAACGTTCATATTTTAAATTCAATTAAATTTATTCTATCATATCTTAACTATTAAGTCTTTGTTCTAAAGTATCAACTTTGTCACTAAGTTCTTTAATTGCCTCAATTAAAATAGGAATAAGTTTGTCATAACGAACAGCTAGGTCTCCATTTTGTCTTTGTTGGACAAGTCCTGGGAGTCCGAGAGCATCAACTTCTTGAGCGATTACACCAGTATCAGAACCTTCATGTGCAGAATCTTCATTCCATTCAAAAGTCACACCTCTTAAAGATTTTACCTTATTGATTGCATCGGCAATAGAGGTTATATTTGATTTTAAACGTATATCAGATGCAGAAAATGCGATAATGTCTCCACCAACAGTTAAATTAGTTCCGTCAAATTGAAGACTATTTGAAGTTGTCGTCGTATTGGTAGAATTATTAAATAATATTCTGTTACCTGATCCGGTGACATTATTAGCTCGAGTGGCAACACCACTAAAATTGTTTGCGGTGACAGTATTAGTTGTAATAGTAACACTACCATTTGCAAAAGATCCATCACCTGTAAATGTTCCATCAACACCACTTACATTACCTGTAAATGTTCCATCAACACCACTTACATTACCTGTAAATGTTCCATCAACACCACTTACATTACCTGTAAATGTTCCATTACCACCACCAACTAAGGCTCCTCCAACATGAAGATTTTCACTAATACCAGCACCACCAGTAACAATTAATGATCCTGAAGTAGTATTGGTGGATGAAGTGTTTCCATTAACTTCAAGATTAGTTGCAACATGGAGAGAGGATCCAATGGAAACATTTTTATTGACACCCACTCCTCCATCAATTTGTAGTGCACCAGTATTTGGATTTTTAAAAATATTATCAGTCTCATCAGTTATTTTTAAAGTTGATGTAAGTTTAGCTGCTCCATTTACTTTAATGTCACTGTTAAAATTAACAGGACCATCAAATTGTGATAAGACTTGATTCGATTTACCACCTTCAACAACTAATCTTTCCTTTATTGTTACCTCATCAAATACAGCACTCAATCTTGCTGGATCTTCACCAGTAATTGTTGGAACTGGAATATCAAAATTAGTTTCTTCACCAGTTGCAGATGACTTCTTCTGGTTACCAATAAAGAAGTCACCTTTATTATTCATACCGGTGTAAACAACAAGACCAGAAGATCTTTCTTGTGCCTGTGATAAGAATTCTTCTCTTTCTGTAAGAGTCCTATCCTGAACCTGTGGAAGTGCTGTAGAATAATTACCAGGACCATATCCAAGATATTCAAATGTATGTCCAGAAGCACGAAGAATTGATGGTCTGCGGAATTCAATCGCAGGAATTTTAATTTTCTTGATTACAGAATTAACTAAATGAGAAGTTGCTCTGGTTGCAAGTGCTCCACGAATTACTGTAATTTTATCTGCAGGAACACCACTGAGACTACTACTTGCAACTCTCATTATCTCGTTGTCCACCTGAATATAAGTTCCAAGTGGGAATCTTTCTATTACTCCACCCTGAGCACCACTCACAGAGAATGATGTCGTAGAAGCTGTAATGCCTGAAGATTCGGTGAGTGTTAATATTTCACCATCAAAAATAGTAACTCCTCTTGCCTGTAGATTTTCATTTGTTTTATCTGAAACACCTTTATTAGATGACAATCCATGTTTCAAAATGAACCCAGATGCTGCTCCAATACCACCACTAACTTCAAATTCATTGGTCAGTGTAGATACACCAACAATGTAGTCTCCAACATTATTGTTACTACCATCAATGACTCTAAACTTATTACCAACTGCTAATCCATGACCCGTTGCAGTTACAATTCCAGATGTTGAATCTGCAGTGAATGCAACAGATGGACCTGTTATGAGTGCATAATGTTCTGATCCAATTACAGGATCTCCAGTTGTTCTTGCAACAGAAACACTATTTCTTGCAGTAACTCCAGTAATACGATGATATGTATCGGTTGCAGTTCCAACACCAGTGAATTGAACAACTTGACCAACTATAGAAGAAATACCACTGTTTACAACATTGAAATCATTGCCTGTTCCTGCACCAATGACACGATTATCTAAGAAGTATGTTCCTGCAGAATAATCGGAACCACCATTCATTATTTCTACGGAGTCTATACTTCCTGCAGGAGCAACGACTACTTTTGCAGTTGCTCCCTTCCAATTTCCATCAAATGTTGAGGGATTTGAAACTGCATCAGCAGGTGTAGATATTTTTACATTATAGTAAGTTCCAGCAGTAAATCCTAAAGTTGTTCCTGCTGTAGATCCAGTTACAATACCCGCAAAACCATGATTTCTATTAAAAACAATTGTTGGAGATGTTGATGTTGGATTTGAAACTGATGATATGTCAAGACCAATACCCAAAGTAGTTAAGAACTTATCAGTTGTTTCTCTTGTGACACTCTTCTTCAGATCATCTGTTTGAACTTCTCCTATTGGAGATCTTAATGCATATGTTTTAGAAGAATTGGGATTATCATTAATGTTATCTCTATCAAGTTGTGGATAAAGATCAGTTACGTTCTGACTATATTTTAAATTTGTAAACTGATTTTCAATTGAATTATTTGCATTTAATGTATAGATGTGGTAAACACCATTCTGATCACCGTCATCATATTCTGAAATAATTTCATTTCTATAAATGTATAAGTTTTCTTGAAGATCATTTCTTTCAAATCTTGGAAGTGATGTAGTTCTGTTATTTACATTATTTGTAAATGCTCCAGGTGTTGTTGATGTTGTATAAGTAAATGTCAAGTCATCAACAACAGTCGCATTAAAGGTTCCATTATATCCTTTATTAATTAATCCATCAGTGTTTGTAGAATCTGTGACATTTTTGATGATAACAGAATCACCAGTTTTTAAATCATGAGGAAGTTCTGCAACAACTGTAACTGTTGGTGATGAGAAAGAACAGGTACTGATAAATCTCGGATTACGATTAAAATCATAATCAGCAGTACTAATACTGGTTGCAGAAGAATCAGAATCACTTCTTATTCCAGTTGATTTAGATTCTTGAATGATAAATCCAGATTCTGGTGTCTTTGCATTTGATAATTGACTTGGAACTACAACTCTAAGTTTGTATATTTTTTCATCAAGACTTCTATTATCTGGTGTTCTTTTAATAGTGGATGGTTCATTAGTTGCTCCAGATCCAGGAACAAGTGTATTTGTGATTGTATTATCGGAACTACTTACATTAATATACCATTGATTTCCATCCCACTGAACTGGACTTCCTGCATCTCCTGCATTTTTATCAGAAACTCTCGTGATAACTTTAAGATTAGTGCCTTTATAAACTGTAATTGGTTCGTCAGATGATGCTTCTGCTAATGATGCGGCAAGTTTAAATGAGGTGTTGTTAACAACAATGGCAAAATAAACCGTATTTGTTCTTAGATTTTCTGGTAAATCACCATCATCACTAATGATGATAACTTTTTCTCCGGTCGTTAAATTATGGGTACCACTTGATAAGGCAAATATATTATTAGTTGGTGCATCAACAGAATATTCTTCAAAAGATGAAGCTCCACTTGGCATTAAAATACTAGCTGAAGCGTTTCCTAAGAAAAGTTTGTCATTTACCTTAGCACCGATTCGATATCCTTGAGTAAGTACAGGTGGAGGAACTTGTTCATTTTGAAAACCAAATATGTACAATCTTGTTGAGCTGTTCGATGCATTTTGGTCAATGGTTAACCAATCAATATCTTCTTCCGTAGATTCAATCGTTCTTGGTGGAATAATGTGTGTAATAAATGCTTTATCATCTTTATCAAAGGATTCTTTTTTAAATCCATCTGAAACTAATGATAACTGTCCAAAATTAGAGTTGGAGTTGGTAATCGAAGCATCACCACCAGTTTCGGCAACAAAATGTTTGTTATATCCAATCGCAAAAACTGATACAACCTGAACAATTGCATCATTTGTAATTTTGATATGAGTTTGTTCCCAACCCTGTCTATAAATGGCTTCAGAATCTAAGTGAAAAACTGATCCACTTGATGATGATTTGGCAGATAGTTCTGATCCGGTTTGTAATGTGCCAGAAGCATATGAACCGGGATCATATGTTCTACTAGAAGGATCATATTTTACAAATGCTCTATCATCCTTTTGCAGTGAAACTCCAGTAAACTGAGCAACAACCATTGAACGGAAACCAGTTGCCTTGCTTCCGTCGGCGTGCATACCTTGCATACCCCATACAGAGCGCATGGAGATGTTAAAGATATAAGGAGATGCTCCAGTGACTGTATCTGTTTCGATAATTACAGTACCCTGACTTGTAAATGGTCCAGGATTAACAAATGATGGATCTGCTTCAATACTATAGAAGAAAACATTATCATTATCAATATCAACTTCTGTAACTTTTGTGGAGATATTATATGCAGAATCGGCTACATCTTTAATTCTAATTGGTGTTCCCGCATTTAAACCATGTGGTTGTTGTGTGGTAACCGTAATTCTTCTAGTTGCAGTTAATCCATCACCTGCCTGAATTGATGTTACAGTGATTGGATCGGGAGCAAATGCACCTACAATTTCAAATTCTGGTCTTTTTGGATTAAAACCTAGTGAGTTAGCAGGGAATACATCATCACTATCAATTGATCTACCAGATCCGGTTGCATATGCATTTGAAAGTTTGGCATAATACATCTCAAGGTCTGTCAACCCTTTAGTGCCAACTTCATTTACACCATCAGCATATTCGAATACTGTGAGCTTATGGTGAGAAAATGTTGGTGATGATTTTGAATCAAAATCATTTGGTTGTGTATAAACCGTTCCAAATTCATCACCGTCAAAAATAGAGAATTGCCAAAGGTAACATGCTCCAGTAATTCTGAATATGGCAGAGTAATCTACACTATCGTCAGTTGGGTTTGGAACATAAAGTGGGCGCAGTTTGGTCTTTCTTAAATCAAGACCAACGATTGAAGTTCCTCTCGGTACAATTACACCACCATTTACACTATTAAACTTATAAAGATCGTTATCTTTTTGTGTTAAGTCAAAAACAGTATCTAATGTTAAATCAAGTGGTCTTATTCCAGATCCATCAGCAGTTGTAATAACTCCTGTGCTATCAATACTGTATCCCGGTCTATTATCAATTAAGTGTTCACCAGGCATGAGAAGAATCGTCGTCCTCTCAGTAAGGTCATTACTATTTCCTTTTACATATGAAAATCTCGCAGATTCAATTAATGCTCTCTGTAGAGTTTTAAATGGTCTTGCAAGTGAATTACCCTGATTAGTGATACTATCAGTTGAGTCCAAATCAGATGGACTAACGTATAATATGCGACCTTCAGTATTCTTTATGATAGAATCTAACTTATTCAGAGGCATTGTATTTCTGCTTCTATACTATTTCTATGTTTTATTTATCCGAGCAAATCCTCCTCGTCATATGAAACATGTGCTTCATCAGGTAGATCTTGTGGATTTTCAATATCCATCATAAAAAAGCATGGATGTGCTTCTTCTTCGATTAAGTAGTTGGAATTTCTATAAAGATCTTCTGCTTCAAATGATTGATTCTTATCTGCTTCTTTGATTAAATCTTGATCATAGAGATGCCCATCCGGCATTTCATCAAAAGTAAATGGTATCTCATTTATGAAATACATTTTCACAATTATACTTGCCTCGTTATACCAGCAAAAGGCAGTACTAACTTTGTATTTCTGAGACATAGACATCTCCTTTTTCTTTATATAGTGCGAGTAGGGAGACTTGAACTCCCACGACCGTGATGGTCAACAGATTTTAAGTCTGGTGTGTCTACCGATTCCACCATACTCGCAAGGTGGGTGATACTGGATTCGAACCAGTGACCAATTGCGTGTAAAGCAACTGCGCTACCACTGCGCCAATCACCCTGGTGCTCCCTGTGAGGATCGAACTCACCTCAGCCGAATTATGAGTTCGGTGCATTCACCAGATTGCTAAGGGAGCAATAGGACTACTGGGAATTGAACCCAGTTCACACCGTTATAAGCAGTGGGCATTAACCAATATGCGATAGTCCCGAATACATCAATCAGCGTCGTTGTTGTCCGTTGTGTGTATTCGCAGAAACTCTGCCTCATCAGCAGGCATAAAGACTGCTGCTTTTCCATCCTCTCTCATGACACCTATTGTCTCCCCTTCTTCAACTCTTTTGAATAATGCATCAAAATTTTCTTCCCATTCTTGTAATGTAAAAACTTCCATCAATATTTCATAGTTGATTTATTTATCATGAAACAGCAAGGTCAGCATACTCAATCTGATCGTCTTCCAAATTACAAGTTACATAGTCCAGAACATTCATAAATTCATCAACAGTTTCACATTTTACCATTTTCTCATCACCTTGATCACTCATGAGGAGAAAAGAACGAGAGCAGATATCAATCACAATACTCTCAAGAAACTCTTCGGTGCGTTGCATGGGGTGTGTTCCCTTGATTACCTTAGTATTATAGGGCATCGGGGCAGGGGTGTCAACCCTCTTTTGCATATATCCATCCAGTACAGAGATACTTGGTCTCAGTTTTGGGTGAAACTCCACGATGAAGAAAATCCCAAGTAGCGGGAAATATAATTAACTTTCCTACTTCTGGTTGAATTCTAGTTCCATTTATAAACTCAGTATATCCACCATCTTTAACATCATTCAAATACCAAATAAATGTAATCAATCTTGTTTCTACATGATCATGATGCCATGCATAAAAATCACCAGGTTGAGTTCTTTGTATTTGATATCCAGTATCACTCCCTATAAAACTCATTCTTTCATAAAATTCTTTTGGGAGAAAAGTCCTATATTTTTCTAATGTACTATTAAGAGATTTAAAAAATACTTCATCATAAGATTTCCAATCATCAAGATCACTAATATTCAAATTG